CCCCGCACGCGTGACCATGTCCGGCGCCGGGCGGGGAGCATGCTCCGCCCGCCGCCGCAGCTCCGCGTGTCGGAATGGGCCGAGCGGCACCGGATCCTGGGCAGCCGCGCCTCTTCGGAACCTGGCCCGTGGCGGACGTCGCGCACGCCGTATCTGCGGGAGGTGATGGACGCGCTCTCGGCGGTGCATCCTGCCCGGCGCGTGGTGTTCATGAAGGGCGCGCAGGTCGGCGCCACCGAGGCCGGGAACAACTGGCTCGGCTACATCCTGCACCACGTGCCGGCGCCGGTGCTGGCGGTGCAGCCGACCGTCGAGCTCGCGAAGCGCTTCTCGCGCCAGCGCATCGACCCCTTGCTGGAGGAGACCCCGGCGCTGCGGGAGCGGGTGGCGCCAGCCCGCGCGCGGGACAGCGGCAACACGCTGCTGTCGAAGGAATTCCCCGGCGGCATCCTGGTGCTGACCGGGGCGAACAGCGCCGTCGGGCTGCGCTCGATGACGGCGCGGTTCCTCTTCCTCGACGAAATCGACGCCTATCCCGGCGACGTCGAGGGCGAGGGTGATCCGATCGCGCTGGCCGAGGCACGTGCGCGCACCTTCGGATGGCGGCGCAAGGCGTTCCTCGTCTCGACGCCGACGATCGCCGGGCGCAGCCGGATCGAGCGGGAATACGCGGCCTCCGACCAGCGACGCTACTTCGTGCCCTGTCCGCACTGCGGCGAGATGCAGTGGCTGACGTTCGAGCGGCTCCGCTGGGAGAAGGGCGAGCCGCGCTCGGCCAGGTACCATTGCGAGGCCTGCGACGAGGGGATCGAGGAGCACCACAAGACCGCCATGCTGGCCGGCGGCGAATGGCGGGCGACTGCCACCGCCGAGGATCCGCACACGGTCGGGTTCCACATCTCGGCGCTGTATTCGCCGGTCGGCTGGCTGTCCTGGGAGCAGATCGCCCGCGATTGGGAGGCGGCGCAGGGCAAGCCCGAGGACCTGAAGACCTTCAGGAACACGGTGCTGGGCGAGACCTGGCAGGAGCGGGGCGAGGCGCCGGATTGGGAGCGGCTCGTCGAGCGGCGGGAGAACTTCCGGATGGGCGTCGTGCCCGCCGGTGCGCTGTGCCTCACGGCCGGCGTGGACGTGCAGGACGATCGCCTCGAATGCGACATTTGGGGCTGGGCGGAGGGGTACACCTCCTGGCTGGTGGATCACGTCGTGATCCCCGGCAGCCCGCGCGAGCGGGAGCCGTGGGACGCGCTGGCGGCGCTGCTCGGGAAGGATTGGCGCAGCAGCGGCGGCGGCACCATCCGCATCGCCAAGGCGTGCGTTGACACCGGCGGCCGCGACACGGCGGCGGTCTACGGGCATCTCCGCCGGCTGCGGGATCCGCGCATCGCGCCGACCAAGGGCGTGGATGGCTGGAACCGGGCGCAGCCGGTGCAGGGGCCGACGCCGGTCGATGCGCTCGTCGATGGCCGCAAGCTGCGCCGGGGCCTGAAGCTCTGGACGGTGTCGGTCTCCACCTGGAAGGCCGATCTCTATCGCCGGCTTTGGCTCGGCCGCGGCGACGCAGAAGAATTCCCGTCCGGCTGGGTGCATCTGCCGCAGGGGATCGAGGCCGAGTGGGTCAAGCAGCTGGTCGCCGAGCAGCTGCACACGGTGAAGGACCGTCGCGGCTTCGCGCGGCAGGAATGGGCGAAGCTGCGGGAGAGGAACGAGGCGCTGGACTGCGCGGTGCTGGCGCGTGCGGCGCTCTGGCTGCTTGGTGCCGATCGCTACGGCGAGGGGTTCTGGCAGCAGCTGCGCGAGCAGGTCGCGAACGCCCCGCTGCAAAGGAGCGAGCTTCCCACCGGTGGGAATGTCGCTCCCCCGCCGCCGGCCACGCCCGACACCCATCGCCCGCGCGCCTGGCTTGCACCGCGCAGCGGCTGGCTGCGCTGACAGGAGGACGCGCATGGACCCGACCGTCCTGGCCTGGGCGCTGGCGCAGCCTCCTGGCAGCCGGGCTGCCGCCCTGGCCTCGGCCTATACGGGCGGCACCACGCGCGTGACGTTCGAAGGGCGCACCGTGGAATACCGCAGCCTGGATGAGTTGGCGCGGGCGATGGCGGCGCTGCGTGGGGCGGAGATCACGGCCGCGCGCCGCCCGTCCGTGACGCTGGCCAGCTTCTCGCGCGGGGGCAGCACGTGATCGACCGGATGACGCGGCGCGCCCGCGACGCCTGGAACGCGCTGCGGGGCTATGCGGCAGCGCAGGACAGCCGCGCCTCCGCCTGGGCGCCGTCCGGCGGCAGCGCCACGAGCGAGGTCGGCATGGCCGCGGCGACGGTGGCGCGCCGTGCGCGCGACGCCGTGCGCAACGATCCCTACGCCAGCCGCATCGTCGATCTCTGGACGGGGAATGCGGTCGGCGCCGGCATCACCACCCGCTGGCCCGACGACGCCCACGGCCGCGCCTGGCAGCGCTGGGCGGAGAGCACCGCATGTGATGCGGAGGGGCGGCTCGACCTCTATGGGCTGCAGGCGCTGGTCATGCGCGCCGTCGTTGAAAGCGGCGAGTGCTTTGTGCGTTTCCTGATCGTGCCGCCATCGCCCGCCAACCCGATCGGGCTGCGGCTGCAAGTGCTGGAGAGCGACCACCTCGACACGGCGCGCAACGGCATGGTGGAAGGCGCTGCCACGATCCAGGGCATCGCGCTCGGCGAGGCCGGCGAGCCGATCGGCTATTGGCTGCATCGCGTGCATCCGGGCGCAGCGTGGATCATGCCCGGCGCGACCTGGCAGAGCAGCCAGCGCATCCCGGCCAGCGAGGTGCTGCACATCTACCGCAAGCGCCGCCCCGGCCAGCTGCGCGACGTCTCCTGGCTGGCCCCGGTGCTGCTGCGGCTGCGCGACCTCGGCGACTACGAGGCCGCGCTCCTGATGAAGGCCAAGATCGAGGCCTGCCTGGCGGCGGTGGTCACGGAGGAGGGCGACGAGGCGCTGACCGGCGCCGCGGCGGGCCTGCTGCGCGACGCCCAGGGCCGCACGGTCGAGAGCTTCGAGCCGGGCATGATCCTCTACCGCCGCGGCATGGGCTCGGTGGAGGTGGTGAACCCCTCCGGCGGCGGCAGCCACGCCGCCTTCGCCCGCCGCGTGCTGGAGGCCGCCGCCGTCGGCGCCGGGCTGACCTACGACCAGGTCTCCGGCGACCTGACGCAGGCGAACTACTCCAGCCTCCGTGCCGGCAAGATCGAGTTCCGCCGCCTCTGCGAGCAGGTGCAATACGGGATGCTGATCCCGATGCTGGTGCGCCCCATCGCCGAGCGGTTCCATGCCCAGGGCGCGCTGCTCGGGCTGTGGGGGGCCGAGATGCCGGATGGCGTGTCGCACGTCCCGCCGGCGCACGAGATGATCGACCCGCTGAAGGACACCACCGCGCTGATCGCCCAGGTGCGCGCCGGCTTCGTGCCGCAGCCCGAGGCAGTCGGCGCCTTCGGCTACGACTTCCGCGCCGCCGTGGAGATGATCCGCGAGGCGAATGCGCTGCTCGACGAGGCCGGCATCTCGCTCGACACCGACCCGCGCCGCGTCGCGAAGTCCGGCGCTGCCCAGGACGCTGCGCAGATGGCCGCCGTCGAGATCGCCGCCACCGGCGCCGCCGCGCCTCCTGCAGGAGACCCCCGATGACCGCCGGCGCCTACGACTGGACGGACGACATGCTCAAGATCAAGAGCATGCAGAAGAAGTTCCGCGACAGCTTCAACGGGACCGAGATCAACCCGGCCCGCTGGGATGTCGCGGCCCACGGCAGCGGTATGGATCTCACCGTCGCTGATGGCGCTCTGACCATCTCGACCGGCACGACCCTCGACGACGAGATCGTGCTGACCAGCCGCACCACCTTCACCCTCCCGCTGCGCGTCATGGTCGCGGTGAACCTCAGCCAGCGCATCGCCGGCCAGTCGGTCTGGCTCGAGCTGGTCTCGGTCGATCCGACCTCCGCACAACCGGACGGCCGCAGCGCCGCCGCCTGGCGTCTCGACGGCACCAGCCCGACGCTGGCAAACCACGAGGTGCAGAGCGAGGGCGCGCCGCGCCTCGTCACCGCTTCTGCCGTGACCATCCCAACCACGGCACCGACGGGCTGGTCGGTGCTGGAGATCGAGCCGACCAATGACGAGTGCTGGTTCCACGGCCGGCAGCTCGACAGCACCGCGGCGCGCTCCAACTCCTATGTCCGCCACCAGCAGATCCCGGAGCCGAATGCACTCTACCGCTTCCGGATCCGGGTGCGGAACCGGCAGTTCCTCAACGGCATCTCGGCGGCCGCCAACAATGGCTCCGGCCTGGTGCGGATCACCCGCGCCGCACATGGCTTCGCGACAGGCGACGTGGTGACGGTCGCGAACGTCTCCGGCGTGCCCGGGGCGAACGGCACCTTTACCATCACGGTGATCGACGCGAACGTTTTTGACCTGGTCGGCTCGGAGTTTTCGGGCGCCTACATCAACACCGGCTGGGCCTCGGTCAGCCGTAACCTGGCACCGGCGTCGAGCACCAACGTAAAGGTGCAGTTCGTCACCATCGCGGACTATGCCGAGCTCACCACCGAGATCACCGCCGGCCGCGGCCAGTCGGTTGCCGGCCAGGGGCTCGGGGTGAATGTGCTGAGCGCGCCAACGCTGACGACGGTGGGCGGCCAGGCGCGCAACACGAACGGCGCCGTGCCAGTGATGGTGGCCACGGGCCTGTCAGCAAATCCCTCGGCGGTGACCAGCGGCAGAGTGGTCGACCTGCTGGCGACGCTGATCGGCGCGCTGGTCAACAAGCCCTTCTCGATCCCGGAGGCGGATTGGCAATACGCCGGCGCCGCGGGCGGGATCACCGGCACGGCGGACGTGGTTCTGAAGGCCGCGGCCGCCGCCGGCATCCGGAACTACGTCACCTCCATCGACCTGCGGAACGCGCATGCGACGGTGGCGACGGAGGTGGTGATCAAGGACGGATCGTCTGTGATGTGGCGGCAGATGCTGCCCGCCGCGATGGCCGCGCCGGTGAACATCGTCTTTCCGACGCCGCTGCGCGGATCGGCGGCGACGGCGGTGAACTTCGCCTGCCTGACCACGGGCGCGCAGGTCTACGTCAACGTGCAGGGCTACGCCGCGCCGTAACAGCAGCGGCCAACAGGAATCCAGCATGACCGAGACGACCGAGCCGGGCGGCAGCGATGCCGCGGCGGAGACCCATGCCGTGCCGATCGTGGCGCAGCGTGCGCTGGCGGCCCCGGCCACCGTCGATCGTGCCGCACGCACCGTCGAGGTGGTCTGGTCCACCGGCGCCCGCGCCCGGAACTTCGTCCCCGCCCTGGGCCTGATCACCGAGGAGCTGGAGATGTCGCCGAACGCGGTGCGCATGGACGCGCTGCGCTCGGGCCGCGCTCCGGTGCTCGACGCCCATCGGCGGGGCGGCGCCCGCGACGTGCTCGGCCGCGTCACCGCCGCCCGCCTCGAGCGCGGTCGCGGGTACGCAACGCTGCAGTTCTCCACCGCGGCGGATGTGGAGCCCGTCTGGCAGCGTATCGCCGACGGGACGCTTCGCGCGGTCAGCGTCGGCTACCGGGTGCACCGCTACGAGCCGCGGCCGGATGCCGCGACTGGCGAGACCGTCCACCGCGCCGTGGATTGGGAGCCCTTCGAGATCTCCATCGTCCCGGTCCCGATCGACCGTGACGCGAGTGTGCGAGGCGAGGCGCCGCAGGGCGCGCCCGCCGTCGCGATCGAACCCGCCCTGCCTGACGAGGATCCACCCATGCCCGAGACGACGCCGGAGACCCCGGCAGCCCCGCCCGCGGCGCCGCCCTCCGCCGCGCCGTCCACCACCCCGCCTCAGGAGACCACCGTGACCACCACATATCCCGCTGCGGCAGCCGCCCCGGCGCCCGAACCCACCCGGGCTGCGACGCCCGACCTCGACGCCATCCGCGCCGAGGCGCAGCGCGCGGAGCGCGAGCGCATCGCCGCCATCGACGCCGCCATCGAGGCCGCTCGCGCCCTGGTCCCCGCCGACCGCATCCCGCCGATCCGCAGCGAGGCGGTGGAGCGCGGCTGGAGCGCCGACCAGGTCCGCCGCGCCCTGTTCGACCTTCTGGTCACGACGGCGCCAAAGCCCTCCGTGCCGGCGCGGCCGGAGACCGGCCCCGGCCACGACGACCCCGCCATGCTGCTCGACGCCATGGCCGAGGCGCTCGCGGCGCGCTCCATGCCCGGCTACCAGCCGCAGGAGAATGGCCGCCACGCCGAGTTCCTGGGCTGGCGCCCCTCCGACATGCTGCGCGAACTGCTCGCCCGCCG